GCCACCAATAGGCATGATAGGTTCCTTTTAAGAAACAGACCTAATTAACGAAGTCCAATCGGGCGAGACTGGTTTCCCTGTCTTAGCTCGTTGAGTGCACTCGCCGCTGCTTCCCTAGCCGCTGCCGCAGGATTCTTCAAATACTTCTGAAAATCATTGACCTTAGAGGTAATTGGAGCGTTGCTGAATGCTGGCGTAGGCTTATCAGCCTGGCGCATCCAGTTGTAATACTCGGCAGCCGATTCATGATTGCTAATGCCCTTTTCAATCATTAACTTCTCAATTGCTTTAACATCATCATCTGATTCGGCAAGACGTTTCTCCTTCAACGTATTTCTACGCCGTTCTAACTCAGTACGAGCGTCCTTTTCTTTCAACTTCGCCTCCAACTGTGCAATGCGATTTCGTTGCTCGCTAATTGCATGATTGGTTCGATCTTCAATTTCAAGTTCAGGAACAGGAAGGTCGGGATGTGCCTGCTTGGTCAATCGCAAAAACTCCTTTCGGGTCTTTGGATTTTCAGCCAAGGCTTTCGCCAAGGCAGCAAGCTCATCTCGTGCGTCAGGGGTAAGGTTTTCTAGCGACATTGTTTTTCAGCCGTTCAAAACAATTAATTAAATGACACGCTTGGTGTCACCAGGTTTGGAGAGCGTCATCTGGTTTTTAGTAACCTTTGACGATCCGCTTAAGCCACCAAACGGCTCATACCGAGGTGGGTTGTAAATCTGACCATTCTTTTGCTGGTTGTCCGTCGGGCGACGGATTGTTCCAGCACGGGGTTTGAACAATTCCATCTCTATCTCCTAGATAGGTAAGGGTGGGTTTTGAGTCCCAGGGGTTGGAGCCGCAGCCATTGCTCGCATCTCAGCCGACGCGCCACCAGCTTGAGGCAGGGTTTGAATCATTTGCATGATTTCAGAAGGCACAAGTTCCTTGGCTTTGTAGTCCATCTCGCCAAATGCAGAACCAATCTTCCCAATAGCGTCCTTGATAGCCTTTTGCTCAGGCGAACCATCGGGAAACTTTTGCATCGCACCCATTAACATGCCCATGCCAAGTTGCACATCAATGCGACCTTGCATTTCCTCACCCTTTTTGGGTTCAGGCGTAGACATAGGGGAAGACATGGGTGGCGAGGAAGCACCAGACAATGCCGGTTTCTTTTCTTCGCCTTCTTCGCCGTCAGTGCCTTCCTCTTCAACCTCGATTTCCATCGAAGATTTGCCGTTTTTGGCACCGCCGCGAATCAATTTCATTAGTTCTTCAGCGCTAACAGCCATATTGTGTCCTTTCAGGGCGGTTTGTAACCACTTACTGACCGTCTGTCAAGCGATTAACGGCGTGAGGGCCGTGCATAACGGAGCATTTTGCGTTGCATCATGAAAAACGACCTCCTGCGCGTTGATAACCCGTGCGATTCATCGTCGCACGACCATAATTGAGTTGCGGCGTCCTATAAATCTGTTTTAAGTCAGATTTTGTCGTTCTTGGTTGGTCATTTTGAAAGGAATAGCGAGCAGAGCCGCCAGAACCGCCATTGATGTTGGAATTACCGTTTGTCAGCATAAAAACCTCTACGTAGCAGGTGGAGCAGCGCTTTCAGGGGTTGGCGCTTGCTGTTTTTTCATTTCCTGAGCTGCTTGCTGCGCTTGTTCCATCTTTCGGAGGTCTTCCTTGAGCAATTGCTTCATAGGAGGCTCCAAAATGTCAATCAAACGCTCTTTGGTGATCGCACCACGGTCTGCAAGCGCAAAAGCAAGGCTTCGCAGGTCTTCCGTGAAGATCGGTGAGTTGGAATGAGCATCAACCTTGACCACAAAGTCCTTGGTGAACTGATTTGCAATAAATTTATCACCTTGATCATCGGTATAAATGCGGTCTGAATAGGTTTGCATGGCCTTTAAGTACAGCGTTGCCATCTTTTCTAGCGCATCTTCAATGATCAATGCACGTTTCTTAGCCCTCGAAGAGCCTAACCGCGCTAATTGCGAGGCATGGCCTGCACTTCGCACACCGGATTCACCCCTGCCTTGCAGCACATTGACAATGCCAGAGGCTTCTTCAAACATTTGATCAATCTCTGCAATCTCTCTAAAGAGATCGTTAGGGATGGAAGGCGCCATTTGCTCAACTTTGGCATTTGGCATGTCGGTTGATAGCAAGCCACCTACGCGATTAAGCGCAAAGTTCTTCTCATCAAGTAAGCCTGTAAAGCCAATGAGCGCTGTAGGCGGTGAGACTTGCTTGGATAAGAGGTCAAGAATCTCAGACATCCGTTTATTGCGCATGTCTTGCAGGAAAACCAGCCTTGCAACCTCCGAAATACCCCAGTAGTAGTCATACTGCGGGGTTGGGCAGAGCTGAATAAAGGGCAATTCACCCTTTAGGAACATGCTTTGACCTGAACGGTCATAGATGATGACGTTCGGGTCAGCAATGGTGACGCACTGATAGTCCTCAGTGTCATCGTTATAGACCCACAATTCGGTCATCTTGATCGTATCTTCAGCAACGCGAGCCTTGTACTGCTGCATACCAGCAATATTGAGGTTCACATTGCCGTACATCGTGGGGTCAGTGGCCGATAGGATCAAACGTTGAATGCCATCAGGCACCTGGTTCTCCTGGCTTTGCCCCATTTGCAAACGAGAAAGCAATGCCTCACGTTGCGGGTGCGAGTAAAGCCTGGCATACAACTCAGAGCGTGTGATGTAGTAAATCTGAATCAACGCTTCCTGACGATCGGTGTGCGGGGTATCTTCTCGATACACGCCAATACACCGTGGATCAACCATATAAGGGTGCAAGCCATTCTTTTGAATGAGCTTAATGAAGGTTGAGTTGTAGCAAAGCGCCCAGTTCAGCGCTTGGGCAAAGACTTGATCAGCGTTGCTGTTTAACCAATCGTCATTTAATGCGCCTGTTAGCGAAGGAATCTTGGTTTGCTCGTGCTTATTGACCGAGGCGCCAAGCGAGATAGTAAAGCGCGTGGTTTCAGCGGAATAGAGAAAGGAGGAGAGTTGATCAATGTGCGGGTAAATCTTGTTGTAGTACGCAGGCGGTGCATCCAATCCAGCACCAAAGAGATAGTAAGAGCGCAACGAGTCATAAGTTCCCGTGCGCTCCTGAATGCTGACGGAGCACTTATCTACCAAGTCATTGTAGAAATACTCTCTCTGGATGGGATCGTCAGGAATTCTCATGTAGGCAACTTTAAGTTCTCATGATCACGAATGACCACTGAAGGCGTTGGTTTGCGCAATGCTATACCACTTTCTTTGACAGCAGACAAGCCCCCAACCGTTTCTCCGCGTATTGAATTGAGATTGTAGTTGCCTAATTGTTTGGGGTTACCCCACTGCACAGCAAAAGGATTCTGTGGTTGAGCGGCTTGTTTATTGCCTAGCAAGGCATGTTGCTGATGATCGCCTTCACGCGAAGACTTGATGTCACTCATGCCGTAATCCTTGGCTAATTCACGCAAGGTGGTGTCAGCATGTTTGGTGGAATCGGACTTCATACCCACGGCTTGCAAGAACACCATTTGTACATCGGATGTACAACCATGCGGACATACAGGTTCTCTGCTTTCAAAAAAGCCATGTGCGGGACATTTGTAATCATGAACGACTGCCATAGTTTCTCCTTAGTTGCTGGTCAAGATTTGGGCGTTGATAGTCTTGTGCTTTAGGGCGAATGCCCAGGTCTAACTTAAAACCGCTGCCATCATAGGTAAGCAGTCTTCTTCTCACCATCTGTGGCTTGGGTTGCTTTCTGAATTCAACATACTTCTTGCCAGCCTTAATCATGACCGCAACATCGCCATTAACCCAATGCTCATAAGCACGGTTCACACGGGTCTGTACAAGCTCTGTTAGCGGGTATTTCCCATTGAGAAACACATCTCTTAGGTGCAAAGGATCAAGGCCGCATAGCTCGGCAAAAAGAGCAATGGAGATGCCGCGTTTCTTATCCTTCATAAACGCAGGAATCACTTCCATCATCTGACGCTTACTGAGGCCCAACGCCAATCGCCTTCAAGTAGTTGTTAATTTGTTTATCCACGACTGGCACTTGCACCGGTGTGACGGCTTCTTCTTTGCGATCACGCGTCATACGCATTTGCAAGAGCCTTGGCATGAGTTGTTCGGCAAAAGCTACGCAAGCAAGGGCTGTAGCAATAACACGATCATCTTTGTTGCGTCCATAGGCACTAATCGAGCCTTGGTCACGCACCACGGACTTCATCTCTTCCAATAAGTCCATGGAATACACATTCATCATCCCGCGCTCAAAGTAGTCCTTAAAGTAATTCAGCATCCGTTCTTTGGAAGAATGCGTGGTGAGATAACCAAGCGAGTTCGAGACGCCACCCAACGAATCATTACGCCGCCAAAGGTAGTGTTGCATGTGAGATAGCACATCCATTAAACCTCTTGCCTTGCGTGGTTCCATCGTCTGCGCCTGTCGTTTAAGGTTGCGCATCTCATTAATAACAGCCTGACCTGGCCCATTAACTTCTAAGTTGAGGGTGGAGTTCTTATAAGCCCCTGCCAGATAGCACACGACCCAGGCGAACTGGTAGGTGTTAAGTTCTGAGGTAGCAAATTCCGCAACCTGATCAAGTCCATCTGCATAGCAGCGGTAGATTTGGATGCAGAAACGATCAGCCCAGTCGCTGCTTCCATATGCTGGATCAGCACCGATGACGTAGTAGGCGTTATCAACAGGTTCCTCCCACACTTTAAGCGTTGCCATGCGCTCTGTTGAGTTAATTAACTCAGTGTCTTCAAAGTATTGTCCCATCGAGAAGCGATAGAACCGAGGTAGTAATTGCTTGGCAACCTTGGCTTGATCAGTACAACGGGCATGTGAGAAGAAACTAGAACCCGTCATGATGAAGGCATAGTCTTCAGTCGGTGGAAACTCCTGATACATGAGGGCTTCATCCTTAATCCCCTCATTCATCTTCCACCGCCACCAAGCAATCTGCCTTGAATTGATCTCAAACTGGTAGAGTTTTTTAACTTCTCGTGTCCATTCTTTTTCTTCAGGACTTAGCTTGCCGTCCCAGTACACCTTGTAGACATCGGACTTAGCATCTGCCGAATAGAGTTCATTACGCCACCAGCCACAGAAGATCGCTTTCTGCGTTCTTGCACGTTTGGCAACGGCCCACATGTCATGCCACATGTTGAATCCACGCGCCGTGCTTTCAAAGAGGTAAAGCCTATTGGGATTTTTCTCTGCCAAAGACGCTAGCAGTGATGCCAATCCTTCTTCATCACCCCAAGAAGACGTCTCTGTGCCATGCAAATAGGTAATCCCCTTGCCACGCCCTAACGACCCCTTGGCTCGCAAGCCTGCTACCTGGTAAAAAAGCCTGCTTCGGTTTTTTAACACCATCTGATTCCTGTTATGCGTCATTAAAGGAATCTTGTATTCCGGTGGCAACCCATCCATGTACATGGCTAGTGTCGTTCTGAATTGATCTCGGTTCTCTTCCGTATCGGTTGTAAGCGTTCCTTGAAACCCAGGATTCTTAAAATGCCAGTAAAGGTCAAGTGCAAGCGATATGGTGGTAATCCCAAGCTGCCTGCCTTTGAGAATCACAAAGAAGTGAATGTCATTATTCAGACCCTTGGCAATCTCTTCCATCACATAGGTCTGGCTACCAAGCAAACGCTGTCCAAGACGCTGTATGCCTAACTCTTTGGTTTCAACCTTCAGTTCCTTGCAGAACTTGTAGAAGTGATTCAGGTCAAACTTCATTGCGTACCTGGTTCATATTCGTAATAGGTGCAAACCTTCTCTGCCAGCAAACCATCTCTCATACAGATCAACACCACTTCCTTTCCATCATGACTTTCCTTTAGTCCAATTTCTTGGCTGTAATGGCAGTTTCTGCAATCGGGCTTCAATTCCATAGTTTTCCTTTAACCACAACACCGTCTTTTGCTCATCAGCACTCAACGGCCTTTTCTTTCTCTCATCCTCATACCACTTCATCGCCAGATACGGGTAGGCTGGATCATCCTCTGCATACTTCGTAATCCATCTCACCGCATCATCATGCTTCACTCAATAGCTTCCATGCTGTTGCTGCCACTGCTGGAACTTGTCCATTTCCAATGGCTTTAAGTCTGTCCACTCTAGCGGCCACCCCATCAGCCACTCGACCCACGTCGGGTTCAATGTTCCACCAACTCGGCTTGCAAGCGTTGGTTCGTTGCGCTTTGCTTCGCTCGGTGAATTGGTTTCCTTGGCGTTGTGCGCTGTTGGAGTAGGCCATTTCATCACTTGGTGAGTCAAATTTTTTTGATGACCCTTTTGAACTATCGTGGATTTTGCGTCTGCTGATTGCGGCGTTGGCCACAACCCAGATTCTGTCCCTCTGATGCGGAGCGCCAACGTCGGCTGCTCCCAACACTCCCCATCTCGCATCAAACCCCATGCTGGCAAGGTCTGACAAGACTCGGTCAAGTCCTCTAGTAGTGAGCATTGGTGAGTTCTCAATGAATGCGTATCGCGGTCGTACTTCGCAAATGATCCTTGCCATTTCTCGCCACATACCTGATCGCTCTCCATCAATTCCTGCACCCTTTCCTGCGGCTGAGATGTCCTGACAGGGAAATCCTCCAGATACGACATCAACAATGCCTCTCCACGGCTTTCCGTCAAAAGTCTGAACGTCATCCCAAATCGGGAAAGGCGGGAGAATCCCATCATTTTGTCGCTGCACAAGTACGCTTGCGGCATAGGGTTCCCACTCGACTGCACAGACGGTTCGCCATCCAAGCAACTTCCCTCCAAGTATTCCTCCACCAGCGCCCGCGAAAAGAGCCAACTCATTCACTCAATCCTCCACACCCTTACGCCATTCTCTACCTTCCTTGCCGTGTACTTCTTTCCTGTTCTTCTCCATTCTCTATAGTTAGCATTACATAGCTTCGATAAATCACCTCCCTCTAGATAGAAACTATCTCCTAGTTCTAACTGTTCATAAGGGTATTTAGGCCCTGTCTTCCTATCAGGTATATCTAAACCTCTCTCTAACTTAAACATCTCGTACATCTCCATGTTGTCGATGTACTCATCATACACACAAAGATATTTAAGGTAGGCAGGAAAAGCAGATTTTCCTTGGGGCGGGGAGGGTAAAAACTGAATTTCTTTTGGGGCGGGAAGCGTAGTGGTGCACCTAAATCCCGACCCCCCGTCCCATTTGCTTGCGCCAACAACGAGCGATCTGCGCGACTGGTTGCGGCCAAGTCATACCCGATTGGCCTTGAGCACATGCCTGCTCATGCACTGCGTAGGGGAAATGTAGACGGTTACCGACCCTTGTGCCCCATTGTCAATTGATGCACCGGGCGTATAGATAATAATCATCTAATGTCCCTAGTGCATGAGTCTTAGGACTAACCACATATATCTATATATAGGAAACCCTATATCCCTATATATAGTTTTTAAGATTCTAAGAGTATTTCTCTAGCCTATCTAATGTCTCGGTGTGTATTTGTGTGGATCTAATACTAAAGTATCTAGAGTATATACACAAAGCATGTGATTATTCTCTTACTTAATCTTATATGGAGATAACACAAATGAAAGCATTAAACATGATCGGCAACATCTTAGCTGTAACGCTATTGGCAGGGTGCGGGCTTACTTTCATTGCACTGGTAGTGCTATGTGCCGGTGCAAAGCTAACCGGATTGATCGCCTAACTAACCACATGGGGCTAACCGCCCCTCTTAACTTTTGGAGATACATCATGCAAGTAAAACTTAGTATTACTAGCAAGCTCGATGGGATCAGATCTTGGAGCTTGCAAGCTCTTGAGACATGCCCTGGTTCTATAGCATCAAACGGGGAGCTTGTTGATGCTTGTAAGGGATGTTATGCAACGCAAGGCAACTATCGTTATCCCAACGTGAAAGCTCCACGACAATTCAATCGCGACGACTGGCAGCGCGATGATTGGGTGTTCGAAATGATTCAATCACTAGACAATGATCGATACTTTCGTTGGTTCGATAGCGGTGACATGTATTCGATAAATCTAGCTCGAAAGATCTACATGGTCATGCAAGCGACTCCCCATGTTAAACATTGGCTGCCGACACGTATGCATAAGTTTGCAAAGTTCCAAGCAATCATCGAGCTTATGCGAGAGCTCCCCAACGTCGTAGTACGCGCAAGCTCAGATAGTGTCACCGGTGATGTGTTAGCCGATCAATCCCATTCGAGCACGATTGCAAGCTCATTTGACAATCCATCAATCACCGTCTGTAAAGCTTATGAGCATGGCGGTAAATGCTCAGGTTGTCGCGCATGTTGGGATAAATCCGTGCCAGTCATTGGCTATGTGGCGCATGGCAAAAGCATGGCTAAGGTCATCAAGCTCAAGGCAATTGCCTGATTTCAGCTTATAGCCGATTAGCAATAGTCGGCTATTGGATGCAATCAGCATCACTTAACCAATGGAGCCAACATTATGGAACCAGTAACCGATAGCCAATTGCTCGCAATAGCTCCCGATGGATCGCCTTTACGCTCATGGACTGAAGGCGATAAGACCTTTCGGGAGATATACACATACATCAAAGCACAGTCAGGCATAGCCTATGGCGTCATTAACGTGATTGAGATAACACCATGCAAAGTTTAATCGACTGGATCATTGCTGCACTCTTTGGGGTAGCCCTTGCCTGCGCAGTCTTCTTTAACCTTTAATAATCCCCCTCAGAGCCCTTAAAACGGCTTCTGAGGCGTTTTCTCTACTTAACTGGAGTCAACCTACATGGAAGAACGTCAAATGCCTTCATGGATCGATCTTATCGATCATCAAATCCAACCCGATAAATGGTTTCGACCCGTCGATCAGGTCTGGAGAGAACATGGTTGGAAACCACCATCGACCGAGTGTCTGGAGACTATGCGAAAGCACAAAGCATTCAGGACATGGTCGCATTACACACCCTCGCGGGAGTCCCAATGAAAATCGATCAACAAAATCCTGAGAACTTGCAGACAAGTTTGCTTGTTGCAGCGCACTCGATCAGAAGTGCAGCAGGCTTAATCAAAGAACAACAAGCATTGATCGATGAGCTAGTCGAAGCATTGTGGGGAATGGTTACAAGTTTCCACGCGGTCGAATACATGGAAGACCATATGAAACAGTCATCAGCAAGGGCTAGAGCTGCCATTGAGAAAGTAAAGGGTAAGCCATGAGTAAAAAGCAATTAAAAGACATTGAGACCCAAGCCATGATCGACAAATGGCAGGAAGAGCTAGCAAGACATGTTGCTTACCTTCCCATCCTATGCGAGCAAGCAGGGGTTGATGAGCATGAGCTGCATAGAGCGATTGAGATTCACTTCTATGTAAGGTCAATGAGTAAGGGGGCTATGCAATGAGTGAGAACAAAACAGCAAAGACACCAACAGATAGCGGGGTAGGTTTTATCGACGGTGTGTGGTATGGGCTAGAACCAAAAAAGAAAGAATGGGTTGGGCTGACGGATGAAGAAATAAACAGCGTTCGGTATAAACGAGATTGGACTGCGCCTTGGACTGATGTGACTTTTGCAAGAGCCATTGAAGCCAAACTGCGGGAGAAGAATCATGGATAGAGAAAAAATAATCCGCATGGCGCGGGAGGCTGGATTGGCTTACGGGTCTGACGATAAGCCATTAGGTTCTGTAACACGCTTCGCCTCCCTTGTTGCTGCTGCCGAGCGTGAGGCGTGTGCGAAGGTGTGTGATGTGCTTGCTGTACATCCTGAATATGCGTCAGACATTACAAAGGTGGCCGCGCAAGCAATCCGAGCAAGGGGAGACAGATGAACATATATCCATTCGCAGGAGAAATCAAAATGAACAAAGTAATCAAAGACGGTAAGGAAGTGATTGAGTGGGAGCGGGTTGATCTGACTTACCACGGGGACGGGAATGTAGGTATTGGAACTCCACCGGGTGCGTCTGCGCCGCTGGTCATGGGTGAGCCTGTTGAGCGCCTGCGCGTCATGATGAGCGATCAAGAACCAGCAGCGCATGTGTTCGCTGCTACCGAGAGAAACAAGCTGGCCGCTTGGATGATGAGCCAAGGTTACGCAACAGGGCATGGCGATAGCACTGAAGATTTGCTGAAAGAGCTTGAGTGGCAAATTGAAGAGCGCATTAAAAACGAGCGTGAGGGGGGAAAGCAATGAGTGGCGATCACAACATGAAACTCATTGCTAGCTTGGCACAAGTCAATGACTTTGTGATGGTGCATGGCAATGAACTGCAAGCAATCCTGGACTATGTGGAAGACATGGAACAAAGGATAAGTATCGTCAGAGAGCAGTTGCAGTATCTGGTTGCAGAATCTGTAGAACCTAATGCAGAACCTGGATGCCCACCATGTAATCAGGACTGTAATCAGGGCAGAGACTGCCCTTTAAGGAAGGTTTAACCCCTCTTTCCTCCCAAAGACCCCCCTACCCCAAACAAGAACGGGGTAGAGAGGGGAGGTTCCTCCGCTGTCAAGCAGCATCTGCATGTTGCTCTCGCAACCCCTCGGCTTGCAGATTCGACCAGCCGCGCCGGTTCTTCGGGAACTGCCCCCTAGTCTTGCGACATACGGCGTACCACCTCAACTCCGAGCCACCATGGTAAGTGCCTACTATCGTGCGGAGTACGGTCTGGTCAGAAACAAAAAAGCCGTTAAGGATGCCCCCTGGTGGTGATCCTTGCGGGGTAAGTGCAAGGCAGGGAACATGCTTAACGGCTCAATCTGCACCACACAGACAACCTGATTGTACTCAAGCTCGCTAAGGCGCGTTAAGGCGCGTGAACTATCTATCCGACGAACGGTAGATTACTAGCTATGTACATATGTTCCTAGTGTGTATAATCACCAGTGTTGTACTTAACCAAAGGGGTAATCATGAAACATTTGAAGTTAATCGAGTCCGATCTGTATGACATCAGGCTTAAGACAGTCCACATTATTGAGGGCTGCGCCAACATTCATCGAGTGCTTGCAAGCGATTGGGACTTTATGTCTGAGTACCAAGTCAAGGTCATTGAACGCTTGATTGGTGAAGCCGAAGAGCTGAAGAACATGCTCAACCACATCAAGACCCGTGATGCTCGCAAAGACATTAGCACTTGCTTTGATGAGGAGGCAGCATGATTCCAGAGATCGTTAAACGCACCATCAATCAAGCGATCAAATTGCTTGACGCATCAGGTTGCAAATACAAAGTGATCGATCAAGACGGCAACGAGTATGGGGAGCTTGCTGTAGTCGAACCTAAAAAGACTAACAAGACTTTTAAGTACCCACCAGGAACGATGCACAAGTTTTATTACCCGCTTATCAAAGACATGAAAGTTGGTGATGTTGTTGCTATCAAAAACTTTGACTTTGAGCCAAGAGCGCTTCAAGGGGCGATTACTGCATGGGCCACTGAGCACTGGGGCAAAGGGTCTTATAAGACTTGCTTGGTTGGCCCTGACGTTGAAATCTTACGTTGTCATTAGGAGGCAGCATGACTAGCTTTGATACGGAATCAAGACGTAAAGCCATATGGGC